TCAGGGGTTGGAAATCAGAGTCTTCTCATAAGCCGCGAGCAGCTCCTCCGCCGCGTTCCGGAGCGCGACGATCAGGTCCATGTCGCAATCGCTTTGCTCGACCACGCCGGCGTCGGTCTCGCCCTCGTCTTCGAGCAGGTCCAACTCATAGGGGCCGTCCACCACCATCTTGCCGACATGCGGATCGGGATTGCCGGCGAGGATCGAGCCCGAAACGCCCCAGTCCCGCCAAGGATGCCCGACCGTATACCAGGGGCCCTTGGTCGCCCGGTCGAGCAGCACCCGGATCGCAGCCACATCCACCGCCATGTCAGTATCCTTTCGCCCAGACATTCACGGTCACGGCCGAATCGATCGCGTTGTAGACCGTAACCGTCGTCGTCGACCAAGCCGACGCGTACGGCCCGTTGTCCTGCTGTCCGCCCGATGCGTTGCCGCCGTTCGCGAAAGCGAAGAAGCATGCGTTCGGGAAGGCGTACGGCAGGTTGATCACCGTCGATGCGTTCGCGCCGCACGAGGCTGATGCCCACATATCGATCGTTCCGTCCGCGTTGAAACTGCGCCCCGGCATCGCCAAGGTCGGCGCCGCCGGGATCGCGATCTTGCGGATCGCGGTCAGCAGCTGGCCGTTGTTCGCCTTGACCAGCGCGGTGTTGCCGCCCGTCGGGTCCTCGATCACCTTGGCGATCTCTTCCTGGACTCCGTTCAGCCAGGCGACGGAAACAACCGTCGCCGGCGCCGGCGACGATTTGAAGAAACCACCGGCCGCATAGCCGCTCGCGTCGATCCGATGCATGTTACCCGCCCTCGTAAGTAAAAATGACATAGCTGTGCGCTGGCCGGCACGCCGTGATGATGCACTCCAGATCGAGCGTCCCGCCCTCTTCCAGCCGGTCGCCGGCGCGGCCGATGCCGGCGCGGAATGTCCAGTAGTCCGACGCCGTCAGCACATGGACGCGCCAGACGTGGCGGTATTTCCCGCCGGCGATCAAAGCCGTCAGGCTCGAATCATAGGTGTCCACCGCCGGATCGAACTCATGGATCTCGATGACCGCCCCGATCGCCGCCGCCAGCGCGATGTAGAAGGCCGGCGTCTGCCCGGCCTGCAGCGCCAGGTCCTGCCACGCCGCCAGCTGGCGGCCGGCCACCGACGTCGCCGCGACCGTGCACGGATTCGGCAGGCCGAGCAGCCGCTCCCAGTCGCCGAGCAACTCGGCCGAGGTCCGCACGTCGGCCTCCTCTACGAGCAGCTCCGCGCGCGCATCGACCCGCGCGAACTCCTCCGCCCATCCGCCGAGCAGATCGGTCAGCACCGCATCGGCATCGCGCGGCCAGGCGCGGCCCTGCGGCAAGAGCGACTGGAGCTGCAGAAGGTGACCAGCAGCGTCCATCGCTCAGGCCCAGGTGATGACGCCGAGCGTCGTGATGTCGCCCGCCGCCGCCGTCACATTGGCGGACGGGACGGTGAGCACATGGTCGGTCTCGCCGGCCGCGATCGAGATCGCCTCGCGGATATGGCTGATCAGCAAGGTGCCGCCCGGCTCGGCCTCGCGCGCGATCAGGTCGCGCAGCTCGGCCTCCACCGCCGCCCGGATCGCGACGGTGTCGGTGATCAGCTCGATCGTGAACGCCAGCGGGTCGGCCACCGGCGCGAACACGGTCACGTCGGCGGTCACCGGCCGCAGCGCGTCGATATGGTCCTGGACGTCGGCCACGTCGCCGGCGTCGGGAATGATGTCGACGCGACCGTCCATCACGAACGCGACGCCGACCGTGCCGAGGCCCGACATCGCGGGATAGACCCACGCCCGCGTCACCTCGGGCACCTGCAGCGCCCAATAAACATAGTCGCTGGCGGCCCCGCCGCGCACCGGCTCGCGAATCCGCAGCAGCAGCCGGTCGCGCAGCAGCGCATCGCTTTCCTCCTCGGCGCCGCCGCCGATGCCGCCCACCGCCACCGTCGCGGTCGCCGACACGCCGCCGATCGGCGACACGAACGTCAGAAGCTGCCCAGCAGTCATCGCGCCGCCGGCGCCATAGGTCTCCGCAGTCACCGCCAAGGTCGCGGTGCCGGCAGCGATCGTCACCAGCGCGGCCGTCAGATAGCGCGCGCCATCCGCCCGCACGAGCGCGGTGCCGGCCGGAATGTCGATGCCATTGGTCCCGGTCGCGGTGACATCGCCCGCCGCCGCCGTCGCCGACTTGCGGGTCAGGCCGAACACGCTCGCCCACCGCGCCAGATATTCGGCGTCGGCGGTATCGGGCAGGATCTGCCGCGCGAGATAATCGACATAGCCATAGGTGCCGTGGATCGCGCCGGCATGGACGGTCGCCAAGGTGCCGAGCACCGACCGCCGCAGCCGCGAATCGGCGCCCGGCAGCCGCGCATCGATGTCGGCCTGCGCCCGCGCGATCAGCTCGCTGAGGGTCGGACGTGCAAAGGTCAAAGGGTCGCCTCCCAGACGAAGTCGAAGCGTCGGCCGGCGGCGCCACCCGGCCGGTTGATGGTTACGCCCAGCGCCAGCGCGTCCCGGCGCGGCGTCTCGGCGACGATGTCGATCGACGCGGCCACGCCATCCTCGATCAGCCAGGCCAGAGCCTCGCGCACATAATCGCGCACGTTCGCCAGCACCGCCGGCAGGTTCTTTGATCGCGCCAGCAACCACAGCCGCGATCCGGTCCGGTCGTCGGCCGGCGAAGCGGCCACGTCGCCCCACCATCCGCGCCGGTCGCTGCCGGCATCGGGCAGCGCATCGTCGTCGCGCGCCCGCGCATCCGAAAAGAGCGAGAGGATCACCGCCGTGCGCAGCCCGTCATCGGTGACCAGGTCACCGCCGGCCACGGCGATATCGGCGCCGAACAAGGCGGCATCCCAGGAAAGCGCGATGTCCGTCACGACTCGTCACCCTCCGGCGGCACGAGCGCCTCGGCCTGTCGCAGGAAGTTGGCAGCCGCCGTCGCAAGCCAGTCAGCCGCCACGCGCAACTTCTGATGCGGTTCGCCGGGCAGTTCGCGAATGACGTTGACCGGCATCTTTTCCAGCTGCGGCCGCACGGTCCCGTCCGGCTGCCGCCAGAAACTGACGCTGCACAGATAGGAGCCGACCGGCGCCGGCAGCTTGGCAAGATCGGCACTCATACCGCGAACACCGTTGTGCTGCCGCCGGTGATCACGCCGCCGCTGACTGCATCGCCGATCCGCGCCACGCCGGCGCCGCCTTCGTCGCCCAGATGCACCGTGTCGGCCGAGACGATCACGGCCGGCGCCGTCACCTTGACCCGCGTCGGGCTGGTGATCTCGATCCCGTCGCGCTTGATATGGATGACCTGGTCCTGGTCATCATGCAGCGCGACCTCACCGGACTCGAGCCCCTTCAACCGGTACCGCCGATCGGCGACACAGATCACGATCGCCCGGCTCCGCAGCCCACCCGGCGACAATGTCACCGCCTCGGCATCGGCCAGCGGTACCGAGGTGAAACCGTATTCGGTGAAGCGCTCCACGCTGTCCTGGACTTCATCCGCGAGCAGCTCGACCTGTAGCGACTGCAACCCCTTGCTGTCGTCGACCTGCGTCGCGATAGCCCGCGCCGCCATCATCTGGATGCGGTTGAACAGCGCCCTCATTTTGCCTTCCCCACTCGCGACGCTTCCGCGTCCTCGCTTACCGGCAGCTGGCTGTATGCCGCGGGCGGAGACAGCTTCAGCTCGGTCGACTTGCTCTCGCCTGAGATCGACAAGGTGACCTCGACGATCAGCATCTTCGCGTCGATCAGCAGCCACGGCGACACGAGGTCGACCATCGTCCCGCGCGTCCAGAGCTTGCCGTCCGGCCCGCGCCACCCCGGTATCGTCACCGGCGCACTCTGCGACTTGCCGGCGCGAACGCTCGCCTCCCACTTCGCGCGCGTTTCGAGCCCACCGATCGTCGATTGCTCCTCGCCGACGAACAGCAGCGGACGGTAGCGCTTGACCGCGGGATCGCGCGCCTCGGCCTTGACCCCCGAAACCGCCCGGCCGTTGGCATCGTCATCGCCGCTCGCCTGGCCCTTGACGATGTAGTGCGAGAACCGCTCGCTGACATTGTGCTCGGCCGAGCCGGACTTCATGTTCACGCCCTGCGCGATCCGCGCGATCGCGGGCAGGCTCGGGTCGATCGCGATCAGCTCGACATTACCGTCCGGCATCGAGATCGGCAGCAGGCCGCGATAACGACATAGCCGCTCGATCGCTTCGAACACCGTCTCGCCTTGCTGCAGCGCAAAGCGCTTGATCCGCGGCGCGGTGTCGGCCCGCGCGGTGACGGTGATCCCGAACGGCGCGCACAACTCGCCCGCGATCGTCTCCAGCGCGATGTTGATCCAGCTGCCCGGCGTGTGGATCGCCGAGCAGTCGACCAGGTCGCCGGCGCGATCGCGCCCGCTGATCACGATCCCGTGCGCCTCCGGGTCGACGCTCGGGTTGATCGCGTCGATCCAGCCGTCGATCAGCGGCTCGCCGCCCACCTTGACCTTGCAAGCCGCGCTGGCCTCGAAAACAAACGGCCGATCTTTGCCCGGCTCGCGTTCCGCCAGGGTGAAGTCGAACGATCCGCAGATCGTGTCGATCGCCGTCGACACCGACGCATCGGTCCACCCGCCATAATCGACGCCGCCGATCGACAGCACGATGTCGTCAGCCATTCGCGCCATCCTCGCTGATCACCTGCAGCACGATCCCGCCCGGCACCGCGCCCGGATGCCGAACCGCGTTGCGCGCGACCAGCTCGGCCGCGCGCGCCTCGACCGTCGCCGGCGCGCCGTAAATCCGCTGCGCGATCACCAGCGCCGGCTCGGCCGTGATTGTCGCCAGGTCGCGCAGCCGCGCCAGCGATCCGCCGCGCGCCGTCACGTCGCGCACCATCGCGTGGCGCAGCCGGTCGAAGCTGGCGGTCGCCTCATCATCGCCGGCGTCGGCCGAGGCCAGGGCGAAGCCGTCGATCAGCTCGGCCGCCGCGTCGCGCGTCGCCACGGCATCCTCGTAGCTGGCGAAATTGCTCGCCGCGATCGCGCGCACCATCTCGGCGCTGGCCACGGTCTGCACGAGCGTTACCAAAGCCGCCTGATTGTCGCGCTGCCGCGTCCGCGCCGGCGTGTCGCCGACGACAGGCGCCAGCGCGTCGCCGAATCGCGCGATCGATGCGAAGGCCGCGATGCGCGACAGCGGATTGCCGAGTGCCGACACCGTCTGCACCATGCCGACGATCGACTGCCCCAGCGCGAGCGGATCGCGCACCAGCGCCTCGACGCCCGGCAGGAATCGCAACCCGCTTTCGAACGCCCGCAAAGCCGCGCCGATGCCGCCGCCCTGGATCGCCGCCTGCACCTGGACGGCCAGCGCCGCCGCCCGCGTCACGTCGGCCGCCGCGCGCTCGACGAACGCCGCCAGCTTCGCCACATTCAGTTTCTTGGCGAGCTTGGCCGGCGCCGCCGCCGCCTCGGCATCGGCCACGCTGCGCGCCTGGTCGCCGGTCGCCGGCTTCGCCGCCTCGATCGACACCGAACCGCTCTCGACGAACGAGATCGAGAAGTCCGCGATCCCGCCACCGCCATCGGCCGCATCTTCGTTGCAGGTCCACTCGATCACCGAGACGGTCATCTCGCCCCGAAACGGATGCACCAACGTCCCCGGCCCCGCCGCGTCGAGCGCGGCGATCAGCTTGGCGCGAGCCGCATAATAATCCAGGCCACCCACCCAGCACGAGAAATTGAACGCGCCCGCCCGCCGCCCGAGATCCTCGCGCCACGGAATGTCGCGCCCCGGAAACTCATGCGTCTCGCCGCGCCGCCCGCCCGACTGTTCGCTGGTCGACGTCCGGAAGCTGGCGCCGCGGAAGCTGCCCTGCCGATATTCGGTGCGCCAGCTCATGCGAAGCCCGCCATCGACTGACCGCGGCTGGCCTTCAGCTTCACCGGACCATCGGATTTCGCCGACGTGTTGACCAGCAGGCCCGACGCGGTGCGAATATTGATGTCGACCGTGCCGCTCATCTTCTGAAGCTTGGCGGCACCCGGCAAGATCCGGGGCAATGCTGCGCCCGTTGCCGCGCCAGCCCTGCCTCCGCTAATTACGCCCGGTGCCGGAGCGCCGGCCCCCGGCGCGGGTGCCATGCCCAATTTGCCGCGAAACCACGCGTTGACGTCCCCGCCAAAGTTGGAAATGCTGTTCAGCTTGTCGGCGAGACCGCTTCCCCAGCGATACGCGTCTGCGAGGGTGCTCGCGATATCGGCAATCGCCTGGCCGACCGTCTTCAGATCCTCCCCGAATTGCTTCCAGTTGATATTGACGATGAATTCTTCGGCGGCCTTTCCCATCTCCAAGAGCTTGTCGGCGATGGTTTTTGCCCAGGCCTTCAGCTCTCCGCTCTTCGCCATCTTCGTGAGCACGGCGAGCACGGAGCCAACCTTTTCCTTGACCCAGTCGAACAACCCGTTGTCCGCGACCGTGTTGAGGAACTCGTTCCAACCGCTCTGGAGCGATCCCCACATGCCGGCCAGTGACGACCGGTAGCGATCAGTCGCGCCCGCAAACTTGTCGCTGAGTGCCTTCTCAAGCGCTTCGCGGATATCCTTCGCGTTCTTGCGCGCGCCTTTGACCATCTTCTTGCCGGCCTTGTCGTAGGTGATGACGATCCCTCGACCACCTTCCTCCACCGCGATCCCGAATGACTCGCCAAGCGCATCGTAGCTGCCGTTCATCGCGCCGACGAACGCCTCCGCCGCCTCCGTGACTTCCTTGCCCTTTGCCAAGGCGGCATCCTGCAACGAGCCGAACAGCGGCCTCGTGACGTCGATCTTCTTCTGACGCAACAGCGTGTAAGCGGCGATCAGCTGATCGCCATCGACCGGCGAATCCGCCATGAATGCCCGCAGCCTCTTTACCGATACGGCCGCCTTCGCCGCCGACCCCGTGATCCCCTCCAGCGTGAACTGGAGCTGCTCGAAGTCGCTCGCGTTCTTGATCGCTTTGCCCACACTGAACCCGAACAGGCCCGAGGCCGCAGCCGACGCCAGCCCGACCAGCGTGCCGACCAGGCCGACCAGCTTGCCCGCCAGGAACCCTACGCCCCGCGCCGCCGCCAGTGCACCGGTGCGAAGCGCGCCGAGCCCCCGTCGTCCGGCAGCAGCAGCAGCCCGCCGCGCGGTCTCCGCCAGCCGCCGGTTGAGCCGCCCCGCCGCCGCGCCGAGCCGGCCGAGGCTGCTCGCGCTTGCCCCGGCGCGGCGCACGCTGGCGCCGGCGCGGGTGGCGGCGGTGGCGACCCCGCCCAAAGCCTTGCCGCCGGTCTTGCCCGCGCGCTTCAGATTGGTGCCCGCCTTCGTCGCCGCGCCGGCGACCCCGGCCAGCGCCTTCTTCGCGCGTTCCTTGGCCGTGATCGTCAGGTTAAGCTTCATGGTCTCTGCCCACCCGTTCCGCCTGGTCGATCCAATATCGGAGGTCGCGATCGTCGAACCGCATCACCTCGCTCGGCGCGATCCCGCACCGAAGCGTCAGATCTCCGAGGAGGTCTGCCCAGTTGGTCGGCCAGGCGGCGAAAAACCCTCGACGATCTTCTCCAGCGTATCGAGATCTTCGCCGTCCAGCTCGCCGATCTCGATCATGCTGAGACCCGTCAGCCGCGAGAGCAGCAGGAAACCCAGCGTCGGCTTCTCGCTATTCTCGGCGGCGAAGATCTGATCCTTGCCCTTCATCCGGCGGATGCGGACTTCGGTGATCAGGATGCGCGTCTCTTTGCCATTGGCATCGAGAATGGTTTCATCCACCGGGTGCTTGAGCGGATGGTTGATCCAGCTGGCCATCACGCCACCTCCTCGGCCGGCGGGCCGCCCCAGACGACGGTCGCCTTGCCGTCGCTGGTTGAGAACGAAATCACCTCGGCGACATAGGCATTCCGCACCACGAACGTCCGCCCGATATCGAGCTTGTTCGTCAGCGTCGCATTGTCGATCGCGCGCAGCGCCGTCAGCGAAAGCCCGCCCTTGAAAAGCAGCTTCGTCGTCGTTTTAGAAGCTTCTGTGCTCTCACGGAACGCACCCGCTTGATTATCGCCCTTCACGACCTCGCGCATCGCGCCGCCGATATCCATCTCGGTTTCGCCGTCAGTATCGAGCAGCTGCCCGTCGATCGTCACCTTGCACTGGCCCACGACCCTGTTCGGATTAGCCATGCCTCACTCCCTTCTAACAGGCCCCTCAGAGCCGATTTAACTGCCGTCTAAATCCGGCCCCCGATCGCCGATCGCCGACATCAGAGCCTGAATTCGATCCGCGCCGCGAACACGAGGAAGCCGTTGGCGATGTCCGGTGCGGTCAGCACGTTGACCTGGCTGCGGTTCGTCCCGTCGCGCTCGACGATCAGCCGTGAGGTGAAGCCCGCCAGATCCTCGACCAGCCCGGCCAGCGCCCATTCATAGGCCAGCGCGATCAGCTCGGCGCGGATGATGCCCGGCGTCACGATCGCCTGGCCCGCGCCATACGGCGTGTCGTCATCGACCAGCTTGTGCCGCGGATATTTCTGCGCGATCCGCGCCCGCATCGAATAGCGCAAGTAACTGAGCGTCGCCGGCGTCGTGATGTCGAGCCAGGCGAGATCGTCATAGCCATAGGGATCGGTCTGATACATCGTGATCAGCCGCTCGATCCGCACCACGCCGCCCTGATCGACCGTGAAGGTCGAGATGCCGTCGCGCAAAGCCAGCTCTCGCTCCGTCCTGGTGAAGCGGCTCGGCTCCAGCGGCGGCAACAGCCCGCGCAGCTCCAGCGTCGTCAACGGCCGCGCAGGATCGATGCTCGCCTGCAGCGCAGCGACACCGCCGATCGCCGCTGCCCAGCGCCACGGCGGCGTCGGTGACAAATTCGCGCCGATCATGCAGCAGAACTGCGAATTGCGCGCCGCGCCGAACGAGGTGACCGTGCCGAGCGAACCGCGAATGCCGGCGAACGCCATCCCGTCGATCTGCCGCAGCGGCCCCGCCCGGCTGCTCAACTCGGTATCGACCGCGCCGATGATCGTCGCGTCGGCCGTGCCGAGGATCATCGTCGAGAATTGCTCGTCGCCGATCGCCGCCCACACCGTTGAATAGTCGGGATTGCCGGCACCGCTCGCCATCACCACGATCGTCGCCGTGATACCGGCTGGCATCCGCTCGCCCTGGTAATAATTGGTGCGGACGCTGATGTCGTTGCCCATCGTCCCCTTGTGACGGCTGGTCAAAGTCACGACGGCCCCGGCCACCGAAGCGGTCACGTGCAGATCGAGATTGGCATTGATCGCCGCACCCACCGCCGTCGCCACCGTCGCCGCCGCCGCCGCATTCGCCACCGCAACCGGCACCTTTGCGTCACCGATCATCAGCGGCAGCGTTCCGGCCGCCGTCGCTGTGCCGGCGATCGTGATCGTGCCCGTCGCCGCGGTGCCGCCGCCGAGATCGTCGAGCGCGCACGCCCAGGTCTCGGTCACCGCATTGACGACAGCCAGCTGCGCGATCATCGCCGCCAGCTGGCTGCCGCGACCGAACGCCTGGATCGCCTGCGAATTCGACGTGATCCGCACCGGCGTCAGCGCCGCGGTCAGCCCGGCCGCCAGCTTCTGGCCGATCACGAGGATCTTCGTCGGCGCAGCCGGCAGCCCGGAGATCGCCTTCGACGAATCATATTCGACATATTGCCCAGGGACCCGGATGTCGGACGGGATGCCGTTGAACGAGATCGTCACTTCGCTTTCTCCTCAGCCGGTGCAGCCGCCTTCGCCGCTGCCGCCGCGGCCTTCGCGATCTCGCCGGCCGTGGTTTCCACCACATCCTCGTCAACCAGGCGCCGCAGCCAGAAGCTCTCGCGCGGCACCCCCTCGCCATGCGCCGCCAACAGCGCGCCATCGGGCTTGCGCACTCGCCGCCTCTCGGCCGGCTTCAGATAAAGTTCATCGGTCATCTACTGCTCCAGTTCGACATGGTCGGTTGCGTCCGCGTCCGGATCGTCGGGCAGCTGCACCCCCGGCGTGACCGGGTCGGCATCGATGCCGCCGAACGCCGGCACGTCCCAATTCGCGTGGAAGGCGGTGAACGGCACCGGCGCTTCGTGATCGAACGACAGCGGCTCGATCCAGAACCGCGTCTCCATCTCGACCGCGATCGCGCTGATCCCGCGCTTGCGCTGCGGGTCGGCCATCTCGACTTGCTGAAAGCTGCGGCCCGGCTTCATCCGCGTGATGTCGAGCCCGAAATCCTGCCCCGTCAGCAGCATCAGCGCATCGATCGCGAGCTGATACGATCCCGGCGACCCGTCGCGATCGCCATGCCGGCTCGACACTTCGTTCCGGCTGCTCTGCGCCGCGACGATCATGAAGAAGGTTCCGTCGGCGGAGACCGTGCCGCTATCCTCCTCGCGGATATTCTGCGCGCCGGCGAAGGTCGCCCACGCGGCCGGACAACGGATCTCGGGATGCGCCTGCAAATAGCTCGCCCAGTCATCCGGAAATGACTCTAGCGTCTTGAAGACATAGCCCAGCTTGCCCGGCCCCTCGGCCGCGCGCAGCCGCGCCAGCATCGCATTTTCGATCGTCGCGATCATCGCAGCCACCGCCAATGCCGCAGCGCGATAATCACCAGTTCGAAGCCCCAGCAGCTGACAAAGCTGATCGGCCAAGCGATCAGCACTGCGACCATCCAGACGACTTCCCAGCCGCTCATGTCGCGCACCATCCGGCTTTCGGTGAACAGCCAGAGCAGCGCCGAAGCGCCGACCAGCCAGACCGCCGCGCCGACCGCGAGGAGCAAATCGATCATGCCGCCGCGCTCCCGGTCGCGTCGGGCACCGCCGTCTTCACATGGTCCATGGCCAGCGCCAGCACCTCGGCGCCATCCTCGGGCGCCAGGCCGATGAACTCACGCTTGGGCAGCGTCACCTTCTTGGCGAACACCCACGCCCCGCCCGGGATCTGAAACCGCAGCGCCTTCGCCGTCTTCGGCCGGATCGTCAGGCCCAGTTGATGCGCGATCATATAGCCGAGGTTGGTGCCGACCCGCGACTGGGTGGCATTGAAATCGCTCGTGATCGACTTTTTGCCGATGCCAGATGCACTCAGCGTCTTGCCGCTAGTCTTGAGGCCCTTCTTCCACTTCTTGCCCTTGGGATCGGTCTCGAATTCGAACCGCTCCATGGTCGACGATTCGTGATACCCGGCGATGTTCGCCATCAACGGTGTCAGGTCGCCGAGCTGCTGCTGCAGCTCGAACAGCTTGTGCTGAATGTCGCTGTCGCCGCCCAGGCGAATGCCGAAGTCGTCAGCCATCAGAAGCCGCCCAACTTTTCGCGCGAGAACACGCGACCGGGATCGTTGATCACCACGGCGCCGTCGCGCGCCTCCAGCGCCGCCGGATCGCCCTCATCGAGCTTGATCAGCCCGGCCGCGATCTTTCCCAGCGTCGCTTCGGCCGCTTTCTTGTCGTCGCGCGCCTTGTCAGTCGGCTCTTCGTAGAGATGATAAAACGCAATTTGGCAGACCAGGTCGATCAGCAGCGGCGGCACCGTCGTGCTCGCGCCCTTCGCGAAATATTTGGCGACATGGCCGTCCGCGAACGTGCTCGCCGTCTCCAGCGCCCAGCTCAGCCGCGGTTCGGCGCCGACCCAGTCATCGGCGTCCGCCAGCTGGATCAGCGTCGCTTCGCGATACCGCGCGCGCAAATCTGATGGGGCTGCATAGGCCATCGCAGGCTTTCAGTTCCTCTAAGTCGGGGTGCGGGGCGGCGCACAGGACAACGCCGCCCCGCAGGTCAGCCCTCGGCCGCGCTATGGGGTGCGGTCTCGGGCTTTGCTGTGGCGGTCGCCTTTTTGCCGGCGACCGCCTTCGCCACCTTCAGCGCGGCGATTTCGGATGTCGCGGCATCGAGCGCGGCAGATAGTCGATCGCGATCCTCACAGGCCGCGCGACTCAGATCGCGCGTAGTCGCATGATCGCCGCGCTCCGCATCCAGCTCGGCGCGCAGACCGGCGATAACCGCTTCCGGCGTCGGCGGCTCCACCGGAACCTCCGGTGCGCCATGCTCGGCGATCATGCCGTCGATCATCAGCTGCAGATGCTCAGCCGACAGATCGACCATGCCCTCCGGCAGCGCCACCAGCGAACCGTCTTCCAGCTCGACCCGGATCGTCAGCACCGGATCGAGCAGCAGTTCGCGCAGCCGCTCGCCATCCAGCGTCCGCACATCGACGGGCAGCGGCACGCGCTCGCCCCAGCTGAGGCCGGCACGCATATATGGCGTGCGGGCGCTGGTGATCATCAGCAGCCCGCGCATCAGGGCAGCCGATCCGCTTCGATGATCACCAGCTCGTTGAAGTAGACGTTCGATTCACCGCCGACCAGATTCTGTTTGAGGAACAGGTCGCGCGCCGCCGCGCGGTTCGAAACGCCCGTGACGATATGCGTCGGGCGAATGCCCATCGGGTCGCCGGCCTCGTCTTTCCAGCTCGCCATCAAATCGCGCGCGATGACATAATTTGCGGCGTTGAGTGTCGCGGTCGAACGATAAGCGAGGTTCCACATCGTATAGCCCATCGCGCCGCGCGCTTCGCCATAGCAGCCGAACTCGCCGGTATCGGCGACCTTGCTGTCCTCCGGATTGGTGATCATCCAGAAATGCGGCTTCTCGCGGTCCTGGAACAGCAGCGGCTTCAGCGGCTTGCCAAGGTCGAGCAAATACCAGGGCTGGACGGTGCCGACCGTATTGATGTTCGAATACGTCGTGCCATCGTCCTGAAACGACGGGTGGCTGGCGTCGAAGAAGTTCTGGTTGTCGAAGCACGGCCGCACATTGCCATTGGCCAGCGCGTCCCAGCGCATCCGGTCGGGCCAAAGCTCGGCTTCCATGCCCCAGCCCTCGAACATCGGACCGTAGATACCGAGATTGTCGTCGGCGATCTGATGCTTGTGGATGCCCGTCGTCGCCTCATACGGGTCGTTCATCAGCTGGTAGGCGCGCTCTTCGAGCGACTTCACCCGCTTGGCCCCAACCCATTTGCGAAACGTCGGCATGGCGCCCAACCAGCCATAGGTCTCGATCTTGGTCGACGACGGCACCGTCATCGACATTTCGCTGCCGACCGGCTTGGCCTTCAGCTGGCCCTTCTTGAAGGCGTCGTTGAACCCGGTGCGCAGCGCTTCCAGGAGCGCGACGGTGACAATTCTCTGCGGCAAGGTCTTGGCTCCTTAGTAGGCGATTTCGAGGATGCCGTTGACGGCACCCGCGGTGGCGAACGGCGCGCCTGGCGCGATCTGCAGACGCTGGCCTGCGGTCACGATGGCGGTGGCGTCGCCGGCGGTCGGCTGCGCGGTCACGATCACGCCGGCTGCGGCGCCATCGGCGATCGTGTTGGTCAGGCCGACGACGGTTGTCGCGGCGCCGCTGATCACGGTGATGTCGCCACCCGTGGTCACCGCCGCCTGGACGATCACCGTATTGCGGATGATCCGTCCGCTGACCGGCGACACCAGCTGCTGGTTGGTCGGCGCCAGCAGGTCGGTCTGGTTGATGGAATAGGGGATCGCGACGATCCTCTGCCCCAGCGCCGTCGTCTCGGCGGCCACATAGACCCAGACGCCCTCGGTGCCGACTTCCAGGACGATGCCCGCCATCGCGCGGGTCCCGCCGGCCGAATGCAGCGCCACCGTTTCGTCATCGACGATGTAGCAGCGGCCGAGGCGGTTCACCGTCGCGATCGCATCGACGCCGGCCGAATTCTTGAAGAGAAAGACGCCCTCCTCGACATCGACGGTCGCGCCGCCGTCGACGCCGGTCCCGGTCACCGACGCGCTGAACACGCCGACGGCACGATAGGTCGCCGCATCGGTCTGCTTGGCCGGGTCGTTGCCGCCCTGGCCGAGCCGGCCCGGCCGCACATAGCCCGATTGCAGCACCGCCAGTCCGCCCTGGTAACAGACCGCGTTCGCGGCGATGCCGCAATTGAGCAGACCCTTGCGCGCGAAGCGCTGGACCTTGCGTCCCTTAGCGAGCGCCATTCGTCAGTTCCTCGTTCTTGGCCTTCAGGAAATCAGCCTGGTTGAGGCCGATCATCTCGCACGCGGCGATTTCGTCGGCGGTCAGCGTCGTGACCGGTTCGATCCGGCGATCGCCGGTCTGCGACTGCGCCGATGCGATTACCGGCGCGCCGGCCGACCAGCGGTCCCACGCCGAACGATCGACCTTGGCGAAGTCCAGCCCCCATTGCCGATCGGCCGGCGCCAGCTTGCCGCCGGCGATCGCCGCGTCGACCGACGCCGCGATCCGATCGCCTTCGAGCGCGTCGAGCCGTCCGCGCAGCTGCTCGAATGTGCCGACCGGCACGAACTTGGTTGGATCGACGGACGTGCCCGCCGCGCCGATCGCCGCGACGATCTGCGCGGCGGTCGCGTCGGCCGGCAGCTTCAGCGCCGCCGCGATTTCGGGTGCCGGCGTCGATGTGGCCCCGGCCAGTTTCATGATGGCTTCGAGGATCGCCGCCTCATCGGCATCCTCGGCGAGGCCGAGGGCCATCGCGATATTTTTGAGCATGGGTTCTCCAGCAGCTTCGGATGCGACGACAGCGGCCATGTCGATCGCGGGATTGTTGGTCAGGGCCGCATTGCAAAGGAAGGTGACGCGGTTCGCCGCATCGACGTGAAAGACGGGACTGGTGTAGCGATACTCGCGCGCGGCGATCGCGGCGGCGGCGGCCGGCGTCCATTCCACCGTCCCCCAGATGCCGTCGTCGCGCGCGACCAGGGTCGCCGGGTCGATCCAGCCCGATGCCGGCGCCGTCGCCCCGGCGATCTTCGCCGCCGCGATCGCCTGGTGATCGAAATCGAAATTGAAGTGCCGCCCGCCCAGGCGCTGGCGCGTCGCCGCGATCACCCGCGCCGCATGCGCCACATCGTCCAGCCGATACGGCCCACGCCCATCCGACATCCGGATCGTGCCCATAGGCAGCAGCTGCACCAGCGTCGGCGCCCGCCCATCGGCAAGCGCAATGACGATGCCCGCCGCAATGACGATGTTGGATGCCACCCGCCCGAATCCCCGATCGTCGGCCGGGCAAATTGCCCCGCATCGACAAGCCGGTTATGGGCGGGGGCGACAGGCCTCTCTTACCTGAAATATTTCAGGGTCGGCCTTCTTCTCCTCCCCCCCTCGGGGGGTGCGGTCGCAGGCTCATCCCCCGGATGGGCCAAAGGGCGGTCGCGCCGCCGGGTGAGGGTCTGTTCACCATCGCGCCAATATTGAAAATCAACCGCTCGCCTGCTATATCCAAACCGAGCCTGCTCCCGTTTCGGACGTTTGGCCCGCGCACATGGTGACATGTCGGCAGCGGTCAGGGCAGGCTCAATCTTCCCAATACATGGTCTTGATCCACACTTGCTTGCGCGACCGGCTGATCCGCTCGATCACGGTCACGCGCTTGCCGTTGATCGTCCCGCGATAGCGCAGCCGCCGGCCGGCGCCATCCGCCGCATTGCCCTGCGCGACGATGTCCGTCGTCGATCGCAAGATCTGCGGGATCAATCCAAAATGCTCGGGCTTCAGAACCCGCCGGCCTTTGCGGGCGGCCGGGGACCCGATGCCATGGCTTTTCAAACTATGCCGGATTTCCTGCGCATTGATCGCGCGGGTGAAGCCGGTCACGGTCTCGCCGGTCCGCCGCAGGATCTCGGCGGCATTGTCGACCGGCCCGATCACGTGGAGCGTCTGACTGTCGCGCGAAACTGCCGCAGCCATGGCGAACCCGCGCAGCCCGCGCGCCCAGCGTCCACGTTCGTCGCGCCTTTGCGCTGGATCATAAGCCGCCGCGACGGCGCCACCGATCCGGAACCGCCACCCGATGCCGCCGACATCGACCTCCACCGCCCCGCGCCGATACCGGCGCATCAGACAAGCACGGCGCGTCTTGTCGAGCACCCATGCCCAGGCGATCGAGTCCGGCTCGGCGATCGCGCCGCCCACGAGCGCCGGCACCTCACGCGTCGGACGCCCGAGCGGCAGCCGCAGCACGCCATCCGCCCCGCGAAACCAGCCGGCCGAGATCGCCAGCGGCCACCCGTCGCGATCGAGGAAGATTTTCTCGCCGCCGGATTCGAGACCGAATGCCGCGAGGAAGCCGCCGATCGCCGCCTCCACCGTCGCGCCGGCCGACGCCGAAACCTCGCCATCACTTCCGAAACTCTCCGGCAGCGGTGCCGGCGTCAGCGTGTCGAGATAGGCTTCGCCGACATTGAAGGAGAAGCCGGGATCGATTCCGCGCTCGACGTGCGTCACCTCGCCAGTGCGCTTGTTGAGATAAGGCTCATGCGGGAACGCGATCGGCGCTTCCGTCACGGTCCACCCGCGGCGGGCCATCATTCGCGCATTCAACGGCTGCGCGCCGCATCGGCAGCCCCACCCGCAAGGTCCGTAATGCGTCTTCCACCAGACGTGGCCCACCGGCAGGATCGTGCCGTGCCAGTCATGATGTTCCGGCCGCTCTTTGCCGTCCATGATCGAGACATACCGCAGGAAAGGAAACGCTGCCTTGGTCTGCTGGATGCGCTGCCACCGCCCGGCCTGATAGGCCGATCGCATGTTGACCTGGTAGATCGTCTTCAGCCGCCGATCGCTGCCCAGCTGCGCCGACACATGCTGCCCCGTCGCCGGATCGACCATGGGCCGGCGACCCCACCAGCCACGCTTCTGCAATTTCGGCCGCAGCTGCTTCGTGAATTCCTCGAGCGATTCGCCCTGCTCGAGCGCATCGTCGATCGCCGATCGTATCTCCTCGAGCAGCGAGACCGACATGGCTTTGGCGACGGTAAACGCCCTGACATGCTCTTCCTGCCAGACGTCCCGCCAGTCGAACCCGACCCGAAAACCCTTCTTCCGGAAAAAGGCGATCGCCTCTTTCGCGGCGAGCAACGGGATGTCGACGATGCTCACCTGGTCACGCCTGCGGCGTCTCGACCATGCCCGCGATCCGCGCCCCGAACCCGGCCCGCGCCATCATCTCGCGCACCGCCGAAACGTCCATCCGGTCGATCGCGTCGGCCAGCCCGGCGCGCACCTCTTCCAGGCTGCCCGCCGACGCCAGGATGGCGTCGATCGGCGTCAGCATCGTCTCCAGCATCGGTTCCCAATCCCCGATGGCCTCTTCCACCGCTCGATCGATTCCGTCCGGCTCGCGCGCCACGCTCCGATCCGCACCCGCGACCGGAGCCGAACTGCCCCCAAGAGACGTTTTAAGAGGGTCTAAGAGGGCAGGCGCCGGAAGTTTCGGGGGGACAGGGCCGGGAGCCGCTCCCTGGCCGCCCTGCGCCGGATTTTGGGGTGCCGCGTCGAGTACCTCTTCACCCGGCTTCGGCTCGGCCAGGCCGGTCGCCTTGCGAAAGCTCGAAACCCCCACCGGCACGTTCAATTTCACCGCCGCCTCGACCACCGCCAGATAGGTCGTGATGTCCTCGGCCTCGGGCCGGCCAATCACGATCCGCGGATAGCGCGCGCGCCGGCCGCGGTTGAACGTCACCATCGGAATCACGAGGTCGCGATTCAGCGTCGCGGCCAGCATCACGGCGTCGGCGCGCTGGATGTCGCCGCGAACGTCGTTGTGGACATTGGCCTGGCCGGAACCGAGCCCGCCCGACTGCGCATCGGTGGTGTTGGTCTGCCCCAGCACCGCCTTCGAAATCTGTCCGTCGAAATAGTCGCACAGCTGCTTGAACATGTCGGCGCTGGTCGCGCCGCCGCCGCTGGTGATGAACTCGATCAACATGCTTTTTGGAATGACGGCGCCGGCGTCCGATCCGATCTGCGCGACCGCATCCGCCAGCTTGTTGATGTCCTTTTCGGACGTGCCGTTGTCATATTTGCCGACGCGCAGCGGGAGGCCGTAAACCTCCAAAAACGAGACCCAATCCTTGATCGCGTAATTGGTGAACAGATACGCCCAGGCCACCGCCCGCGCGATCCCGCCGCGGATCGCGATGCCCGACTTCGCCGGCGCCAGGTGGACGATGAACTTGTTGTCGAGCAACGGCTCCGGCATTCCCGAATCGCCGCGCAGCCGCAGCGTCTCGCCATCGACCTGGTCGAACTGAAAAAAGCGCGGATCCTGCCGCTTGAGCTTCGCCGGCAGCCACGGCCCCGATGCCGTGTCCCACATGATCTCGGTCGCGCTATAGCCCTTGCCGATCGCGTCGAGCATATCGAACAATTCGGCCTGCAGCGTGTCGCGCTCCAGCCAGTCGCGCACCAGCTGCGCGTCGGCCTCATCCTCGGGATCGTCGCTCGCAGCCTCCACCGTCACCGGCAGCTGCGCGACCGCGCGCTTCCGCACGCCGAGCACCGCCTGATAGTGGAGATGCTTCTCCTCCATCTCCTCGGCCAGCTCCAGATAGGCGGTCGCATTGCCCTGCTCGGCCGACCGCAGCAGCGATCCCAGCCGTTCCGGCGTCAATCCCTGCGCCGGATGTCCGGTCATGATCGTTCGCACGCCGGCCAGCGACGGCCCCGCGGTCTCGCGCTTCAGCTCCTCGCGCTTCAGCGGCCGGCCGTTCTTGTCGACCAGCGCCGGCGGCGTCGGCCCCTGAAACGGTACGATGTCAGTGCCCATAAATTCCCGTCCTACCAGGCGCCCGGCACGCGCCGCCCATGATCGCGCCGCCGCCCATGCCGCCGATCGAAATCATCTTCATCATTCGAACCGTCGCGCGTCTTCGGCACGGACCGATAATCGAAGAGCTGCGCCTCGGTGAACGAGGCCGCATTCGCCAGCGCCAGCGCCGGCGCGAAGTCGCCATGCCGCGCCAGGCCATCGGTGCCCTCGTTCTTCACCCCCTGCGGCACGCGCGGGATGCCCCGGATCATTCGAATTTGCTGAAGGTCCGAAACCAGATTGTCGTTGGCCGGATAGAGGAGTTTCCGGCCTTCCAGGCCATCCTTCATCCTCGGCATCCATTTGGCATACCAGGCCTCGGTCAGCTTGACCGCCTCGATCAGGCTCGGCCCGAACCGCTGCACCGCCACCTCGCCCAGATAACCGCCATTGCCGGTCGCATCGATCTTGCCGCCCACGAACCGCGGCAGCCTTTCGGTGACCCAGATCAGCAGCTGCTTCTGCTGCTCATAGGGGACGTTCCGCATCTCGATGACGAACGGCGCACGCCGCGTCAGGTCCGCCTCGATCGCGAGCGGCACATAGACCGAGGCGTCGCCGTCGCGGGCGAAGTCCTGGCCAAATGCATGCTGCAGCTTGTCATCCAGCGCGGCCAGCTCGGGCGCGATATTCGCTTCGAGCCACTCCTGGACGAACGCCTCGCGAACCGCCTGGTCGAGCAGCTCGAAGCCCGCCGGACAGCGCAGGGTGAACAGCTTGTCGGGCGGCACCGTGCACGCTTCGAGCAGCAGCCGGCTCAGATAGACGCCGCTGCCCTGGCCCGGAATGCAGTCCAACTCCTCGGCCGCATTGGCACGATAGAGCTTGCGGATGTTCGAGCGCCATTGCGCCTCGCCCTCGGGCGTCCATTCGATCCCGCGCTTGAGACAGACGCGTTGATAGAGCCCGTTCTCGATCGCGTCGTCGAAGGTGCAGCGAACGACGTTGGCATCCTCGCCATAATCGCCCTTGCGGATATCTTCGAGCAACAGGTTGAACGCATTGTCCGCCCCGTTGTGCGTCGAGATGACCAGCACCTTGCCGCCCCAGATGATGAAGGCCATCGCCGCCTTCAGCAATTCCTCGGCATCGTCGTGGAACGCGAATTCATCCAGGATCACATAGCCCTGCCGCCCCCGCAGCGATCGCGGCCGGCTCGACAGCGCCACGATCTCGAAGCCGGATGCGAAGCGAATGCGGAACGCCTGGATGAACTGGTCGGGATTTTTGTTGTCGCCTTCGACGTGGAACAGGAAATCGCCCACCTCGCTGCACGCCGGCATGAAGGCCCGCGCCCACATCCCGCACGCGTCGATGAACTCGCGCGCCATGTCGAGATTATAGCCGATGTACAGCACGTCCATCCCGCCGGCCGCCATCTGCGCGCCCGCCGTCAGGACCGCGTCGGCGCCGACGCCCCAGGTCGCACCGATCCGCCGGCTCTTGTCGGTCGCCGTCAGCGAATAGCGCGACGTCGAGGCGAGGATGTCCTTCTGATGCTTCAGCAAGATGTCCGGCAGCGACTGGCCTTCCAGCGCCGGCGGCAGGCTCTGCATCGCGGCACGCCGGTGCGCGATCCATTCCTCGTCAGTGACGGGGCCGGCATCCGGCTGCGCGAGCGGTGGCATCAGCCGACGCCCAGGATTTCGCGCTTGATGGCATCGACCGTGTCGCGCGTCAGGCCGCCCTGCACCTTCTTCGCCACCTTCTCCACGGCTGCGGCAGCCTCGGCCTTGGCGGCATCTCTGGCCTTTCTCACCGCCTCCTGAATCGTCTTCCGCGCACTCGCCAGGTCGCGCAGCGCGGTCGCCAGCGCCTTCACCTCACCCGCGTTTTCCTTATCGTCCTCATCATCGCGCTGCCGCGTCACCAGGCGAAGAATGGACGTTTGCAAGAGCTCAATATTCAGCTCCGCCGTCCGATCGTCGCTGTCGGCGCCGGTCGCCGCCCGCAGCGCGAGCGCCATGTCCCGGCTCTCGCGGATCTCCGCGCCGATCTCCTCGATGCTCTTGACGTGCCGCCCCAGCGCCGATCGCGAGATCGTCTCCGCGCCCTGGCCGATCGAGCGCAGCCGCTTCAGGATTTCGTCGATCGTCCAGCCATGATCGATGCGCAGCTTCCCGATCAGATCCTTGATCTCTGGATCGAGACGATCGACGCTCGACGGCTGGCGCCGCTGCGGCCGACGCATCAGAGGCCCAGATGCGGCGAGTGGACGCCGCCGATCTCGATGTCGCCGGCCGCCGCCATCCGCCCGCGCTCGGTGATCCGCGCGACCATCACCGTGTCGCGCACCATCTCGGTCACCACACAATCGCGCTTGGCCAACTCGCGCAGCATCTCGCGCACGCCGTCCTGGTCGAGCGACTGCCGATGACCGATCTCGCGCATCGCCGTCGTCAGCGTGCCGTCGTTCGATCGGCCGCCATCCTCGATCAGCAGCTGCAGAAGCGCGAGCCGCCGCTTCGCCAGGATGTCCTCGCGCATGCTACTCACCCCCCAGCGCCTTGCGCACGAGAATACCCTCGATCCGCTGCACCATCGCCTCCACCCGACGCGTCGCGCCGCCCCAACCCTCGATCTTCTGGTCGAGCACGCCGATCTTGCCTTCCAGTTCGGCGATCTCCACCGACGATGCCCCCGCCTCCTCGATCCGCTCCACCTCGCCGCGCAGCCGGTCGAGATCGGATTTCGAACACGCGCCTTCCAGCTTGGCGTCGATCGCCTTCACCTCGGCACCGACGGCCGTCAGCTGCCGCTGCAGCGCGCCCGTCCCCACCGGATTGGCCCGCCCGCCGCGCCAGATCTGCGAAGCCAGGCCGACCAGGATCACGATCGCGATCAGCCACTGCAATTGCTCACTCATCATCGGAACCCTTCTTGATCCATTCGCCTGCGGCCGCCGTGCGCGCCGCGATGAAGATCCTGATCAACGATCGCGCCAGCGTCAGCGCGCCGGCCGCCACCAGCTCGATGAACGCCAAACCCGAATATCCGAGCCCGATCGACCACCCGAGCGCCACCAGCGGCTGCCGCTGGCCGTTGATCACCAGCGCCAGCACGCCCAGCGCCAGCAGCGCCGTCAGCGCTGCATTGCCCGTCCGGCCGAGCCGCGCGCCCGCGTCCGAGGCTGGCGCCACCCGCCGCGCCATCAACAGGCCGATCAAACCGAACAGAGCCGGCAGCACCGGCACCGCCTCGCCGAAGACGATGATCTCCGCCGGCCCGAACGCCGGCACCGTCGCCGTCGCCACCGACGCCAGGCTGGCGAGCCCCGCGCCGATCGCGCCGCCCGCCAAGGGACGGAGGATGGTCGAGAGCTGGATCATGTCGCGAGACTCCGCGCGGGGAGATTGCTGTTGCAGCGCAGCGTCGTTACGCTTGCGAAAAGGGAGACGAACATATGGCCAGAGACATCCTGCTCGACATCCTGCACGGGCCGCTTCACTTCGTGCGTGCCCATATCGCCCAATGGCGCTTGGAACGCGCTCGGGCCGACGCCGGACGCTGCGAGCATTGCGGGGAGTCGATCGACGGCGCAGGTTTTCTCTGTCCCCCCTGCTCGAAATCTGAAGCTTGGTGACATCAGATCATCACCAGGTCTGACGGCGACGCCATGCTGCAAAGGCTGCTATCGATCCACGTCGGCAGATAGACGTCGCCGCCATCCCCCAGATTGCGGCCCGTCGCCCAATCCCCCCAATACCCGAAATTGTAGAAGAACGGCGTCAGACCGCTTACGACGCCGCTGGCGCCGAGATCCTTGGGTGTGTCGAAGGTTGCAGCCGCACAAAACGCGTCGCGGTTCGCCTGATTGGTGAAGTCGAAACTGTCGTCGATCATCCACAGCGATTTGATGTCCATGTTCGTCAGCGGCAGCGCGCTCGATCCGAACAGGTTGACGATCGACTGAATGCCGACGATCGCATCGGCTGTCGGCACCGCCGTGACAGCCGGCTTGTCGTTGACCGCCGCTTGGCAGCGCTGCACGCCCGTCGTCGTGTCCACTGTCATGAAATAGAGATTGTAGCGATCCGGATAATCCGCCTGTGGAGCCGTCGCCGAGGCAATCGACGTGCCGGCCGAGGTCCGCGGGATGAACCGGAACGACTTACTCAAGACATTCGCCCACGCCCCCGACCCGATCAGGCCCCCGGACGCCCCCGTCAGGAAGCGCGCGCAAACCACGATCGTGAATTTCTTGCCGTCCGGTGCATTGGCGAAGCCAGGCGTGCCGAGCAGCTGCATGCCCGTTCCTTTGAGCCGCATGCCGCCCAGCGCCGGGTTGGTCCCGTCCATGCCACGCACCAGCGTGCGCCGGCCGATATGATGGCCGAAGTGGTGCCGCGCCTCGATGTAATAATCGCGGCTTTCGAACGTGAGTGCGCCAGCGCCTCGCTTGAGAGCGCCGGTCGCCCCATCGATCCGGACCGCGTCGTCGGCAACCGACCGGAACAAGGCGCAATGCCTGGGCGTCCCGGCAATCCGCGCCGGCACGACGATGGCGTCCGCCGCATCGCCAGTCCGGATGACGAACACCTTCCGCTCCGGCTGCACATAGGGCTGGCTGATCTCCATCGCGCGGACGAGACGGGCCTTCTCGCGGGCGCCAGGCTCCGCGATCGGATCGTCATAATGCGTCGAATCCGCCATGATCGACAGTGGCATCCCGCCGACCATCAACGAGTCGAGATCGCTCTTGCTGCGCGAGCTGACATACGGATGGAACGCCGCGTAATGATCGAAGAAATTGGCGCCGAATGCAGTGCGCATGAGCGCCGCCAGCTTCGAGATCGTCCCGAAATTGCGCGACCCGACGATGCCGGTCTGGCCGCCCCAGAACATCTTGCGCGAATGCGTGATCGCATCGAACGCCGCCTGATTGACGGCCATGATCGCGGCCGTCTGATCGCTGGTGTCGACATTCGGTTGATTCGTTGGATTGAGATTGTTCGTGTCGAGGCCGACGATCGCGCTTTCGAGCTTCTGGGTGGCCGACCAGGCGATGATCCGGTCGCGGATTTCCTGCGCGGTCTGGCCGCTATGGCCCTTGTTGTTGACGGGAGTCTGCAGCCAGGCCTGCATCAGGTCTGAAGTCCGGTCATAGACAAGGTCGGCGTCGCCATTGCCGCCATTGAGCGGCCCGATCTGGGTCTCCTGTGTCGTGCTGTCGCCCGTCACATTGATCCGGCCGACAACGATCCAATATGCATCGCCGAAGACGGGATAGGTCGGCGGTGCATGGCCGGTGCCGGTCGCCCCGCGATAGAGCCACACATAACCCTGATCGGTGCAGCATTGATTGGCAGCCGCGATACCATCGGCGCCGGCACTGTATAGCGTCACCGGATTATATGGCAGTGCGGTCGCATAGGCCTCGCCCGGCGCCGTCAACGTCGCCGCGGGCCACGGCGCGATGGCAAGCGGATAGAGCTGGCGCGACATCGCCAGGGCAGCGTCGTTGATCCGCTGCACCTCCATCATCGTCATGACCTCGGCGGTCTGTGCCTGGGCCGTCGTCGTCGCGCCGATCGACGCCGTCACGTCTTCCAGATCGAGCACGTCCGTCGTCCGGATCGTGGCCGCACGGAACACGATCTGTTGGGCGACGGTGGCGGCCGTCCACGTGCCCGTCACCGTCGAAGCATGATAACGGCCGCGCAACCGCTGATAAAAGGCCGTCACCGTCGTGCTGGCGCGGTTCTGCGACACGCTGACTTGATAGGTCCCGACACCGCCCGTTCCGGGGCCGCCAATGATTTGTGTGCCGGCGGAAAAGCCCGCGCCGGTGATCGTCATGCCCACCGCCAGCGCGCCCGACGTCACGGCCGTCACGTCCAGCGTCGTGCCGGTGATCGACCCGGTGACCACCGCATTGTTGATCGTCGCGCGATAACCATAGTCGATCGTCGTGCGCGCGCCGCTGCCGCCCGCGCCGTCATTGCCGTCGAGCGTGACCATGTACGTCTTGCCAACGGCGACAACGACGGGCTGCGCCAGCGACAAAAGCGGGATGGTCGCCTCGGCGATCGCCGCCGCACCGGGTACGATTCCGGCGGCGGCTGGCGTGATGTTGATCGTCCGGATCGACGCCGTGTAAGGCGCGGTGCCTGGCGCGGCGGTATCGACCGTCGTGCTCGACGTATCGACCTCATAGATTTCCAGCCGCAGGTTCGCACAGCCGACCGGGACCTTGATATCAAACCGGATCGAGTCGATCACTGCACCGACCGCGAGATCCACGCCGGCATCCATCGCGACGCCGATCCAGGCGCGCGTCGTCACCGTCGCCTCGCTCGATTTCCCCGCGAAGGTGTCGAAAGTATCGGCGGTGCCGATCAGCGCGCCCAGCCGCGCCGATATCAGCGGCGCGTTCACCTGGGTGGCGGCGACGATCGTCTGATCACGATAGCCCAGCGTTTCGGTGCGGAGCGTAGCAGTCTGATCGCGCAGCGCCGTCGTGTCGGCCACTTCGAGATTACCGAGGCGCTTCCAGCCCTGCGCAACCAGCGAATAAACGCCCTCATTGTTGACCATCGCCGCGCTGACCGGGTCGCTATGCTGCGCGGCGTCCGGCCCATAGACCTTGGCGCCCTTGCCCAGCAGCAGCTTGCTTTTGTCGACCGCGTCGAGCTCGGCCCACGTCGCGACCGCGACGACTTCGCCGAGTCCTTGCGTCAGCGCCTTTTCCAGACCCTGGACGCGAGAGAAATTGACGTCGTCACCATTGGCGCGCGCCAGAATTTCGTCACCCAGCCGCGCATCGAGCGAATTATAGCCAACCTGGCGCCCCTCGGTCTCCTGCGCAATCGCTTCCATGGCCGCGGCATCCCCCGCGATCCGAGCCGCAGCCTCGCCATCGATCCGCACGCCCAGCGCATCATCCGCCGCCACCCGCGCGCCCGCCTCGGTCGGCAAATCGGCCTTCAGCGCCGCAACATCGGCTTCGAGCCCAATCAAGCCCGACGGCGTGCTATCCGGAAACGTCGGCATCAGCGCAGCCCCAGCGAGGCGATCCACTGCCGAACATCGAAACTCGGACACGCCTTCAGCCACTCTTTCGCGCTGACCACCCCGTCGCCATCGCGATCGGGGCTCAGATCGCGGTGCCCCATGAATTCCGCTTCTGGATATTGGCGATGGAGATCGCGCGCCAGGACGCGCATCGACGCCAGCTGCGGCTCCGTCCGCGTATCCGCCGGACGGCCGTGCGCGTCGAGACCGCCAGCGTAGCAGATGTGCAGCGAGTCGGAATTGTGGCCGAACACGCCGGCGCCAACGTCATTGTCCGCCCGGCCGATCTCGATCAGCCCGTTGAGCCGGATGAAGCGATGATAGCCGACTGTCCGAAAGCCCCTGTCCTTGTGCCAGCGCGTCACGTCGGCGATCGTCACCGGCACGCCGGCGCGCGTGGCAGAACAATGAATGACGATTTTGTTGATTTTGCGCATGTCCCGCCCGCTCTTTTGAGGGGGCGACACTAGGCGCGGGGAGTGGCTTGCCTTTCCCTGAAATATTTCAGGGTCACCGGCTAATCAAACATGCGGATTTGATCCGGGTCTTCATCCGCCGCCGGCTCGGTCGCGAGGATGTTGTAGACCTGCCGCTCGGATAGTCCAACGGCGAGCGCGATCGCCTGCCGCGTCAACCGGCCCGTCTCCGCCAGCCGCCTGACCAGCGCGTTGCGCGCATCGACCTTGGCCACATAAATCTCTGTGCCGTGATAGTGATCGACCAGCTTCACGGCATGTTCGATCCCGATCGCCACGCTGATCGGGTGATGGTGGCCGAGCTTGGGGGGGACGTAGAGCTCGATCCCCCCAAACGCCGCCGCGAGCTTGCCGGCAGCGTCCTCGCCGATCACCGCGACGATCTCGTCCCAGCTCGAGCTGGATGATGCCGGCCTGGACGCCATCAGATCAGCGCCAGCACCTGGGCGACGATCGACACCAGGCCGACGATCGCCAGCGCGTCGCGGCACAAGGGCAGCCAGAACGGCCGCCGCGCCGTGCTGCCGACCAGCGGCAGATCGAACCAGGCGAGGTTTGCCTCGGGCGGCCGATCGATATGGACGATCTTCGGCGCGCTCATGACGCCGCCCTCAGCTTGGCGCCGAGGCCGGCCGCGACGATCGTCAGCGTCCCCAAAGGCCAGATCACCGGCAATATGCCCTCCGGCCGCTCGCCGAGCAGGTCGAACGCGGCCCGCTCCAAGTCCCAGTCCGCCGGCACCAGCTCCTTCGCCTTGAGCTTGTAGAGGATCGCATCACACAACCGCGCCTGCAGCACGCGCGTCGGATCGGCCTGCCCCAGCCCGGCAATCGACTGCCGCCACCCATGCCGCTCGGCGATCGCCTTGAGCGCCTCGATTAGCTTGTAGCAGTCCGCCTGGCGCATCCACGCCATCTTCTGGACCTTCAGTTGCCGCGCCGCGAACGCCTCCAGCGCCTGCTCGGCGGCATTCTCGATCGCGCCGAGCTGGTAGAGCGAGATCCACATCGCCCGCGCCTTCTTCGCCGCCGGATGGTCCGCTTTCCGCGCCGCATTGACGCCGTCCCGCGACCGCATCCCCTTCGACGCGAAATGATTGATCACGTCGCGCAGCTCGGCATCGGTGCAATCGGCGGCGCTGCCCTTGCCCGTCACCAGCATCAGCGAGCCACGATACGTGTCGTCGTCGAGCAGAAGCTCTTTCTTCGCGACATGCACCTTGGCGATCAACTGCCGCCGATAAGGATTGGCCGGATATTTCGGCTGCGCACTCATGATGTCATCCTCTTGATGATCCGAAAACTCTGCTCGACCGCAGAAAACAACTCGGCCGCCGCCTCGCGCCGCACCGCGCGATCGTTGGACGTGACGCGATCGAACAGCCCGTCGAGATCGATCGAGCCACACGCCGTCGGCAGCCGCACATCCTTGAACTGCGGCCAGCCGATGTCGCGATCGCTGTCGATCGACACGAGATACAGCCGCGCCATCACGAAAACGCCCAGATGATCACCGGCGCGGTCAGCCCGGCGACAGCGCCGGCCGCGATCGTCCCGCCGATCAGCAGGACGGTGTCGACCAGCCGCGGCCCGCGCAGCACCTGCCAGGCGTGCTGGAGCGCGCTCACGCTGCCCGCCGCAGATGCTGCGTCGTGCGCGTCCGCATCGCCTCCTGGACGTGCTGCAACGTCAGCGCCTGGTCATCGGCGATCGACAGCATGTTCGCCGATTCCAGGATCTGCTGGATCTCGCGCAGCCCGCCATGGCCGGGCGACAGCGCGACGTCGGTGAGCTGCCGCCGGATCGCCGGTTCGTCGATGTCCATCGCGTCGAGATACGCCGCCGCGTCGCCCTCGGTCGGCATGTCCTGGATATGGCATTGCGCGATCCGGCTGTTGAGACGGGCGTAGGCGTGCCGCTTCTGGCCACCGCGAATCCGCATCAGCAGTTCCTCGTTCCCGAGCAGCGCGACCCCGACCTTGGTCGCATCATGCCACCCGCGAATCTCTTCCAGCGACTCGAGCGTCAGGTGGTTGGCTTCGTCGATCACCAGCAATCCGCCGCGATCGCGCACGAATTCCGCGACCTGGTCGGACCGCTGCTGCACCCATCCGCTCGACGACGTCAGCCGCATCGCCCGCATCACCTGCGCGATCATCGCCGAGCTCGACTTGTGCGTCTGCCGCATCGTCGCGACCCAGACATTGGCGACGCTCGCGGCATAATGCTGCGCCGTCGTCGTCTTGCTCGTGCCCGGCCCCGTCGCCGCGACCGTGATGCGCCCCATCTGCGCGACTTCCAGCAAGAACTGGATTCGGCGCGACGTCGGCGTGACGACATAGGCCGGCGCCGACAGCGCGCTCTTCCGCCGTTCCTGCTGGCTTTCCACCTTTTGCCGGTAGCGAAAAATCCGCACCGCCTGGTTGCCCAGATTGCCGGTATATTTGCCCGTCAGCAGCGTGCTGAGCGTGCCGTGCGGGATGTCGGTTTCCTTGGCCAGCGCCGCCCAACTGAAGCCGCTCGTTTCCTTGTGCGCCTTCAGCCAGGCGACCAGTTCGTCCGCGTCAAGCGGCATGTCTTCGGGGTTGTTCATGATGGTCTCCTGTTGACCGTGAAACTATTTGACCGAGCGAAGCCGGGTCAGGCCCACCGCCATCCGGTCGATCACCGCCGTCTCGACGGCCTCTCGCTCGGCTCTTTGCGCCCGCTGCTGCACCGGCCGCAGCGCCGCCGCCGTCTGCCCGCGGTGCCGCACCGGCCGCACCACGCTCGCCTCGGGCGCGTCATCCTCGACATAGGCCGGCAACAGCGCCGCGATCTGGTCGGCTTCGAGCAGCTGCTCCGCCACCTCGACCGCTTTGACCGCCTTGCGCAGCCGTGCTTCCTGTTTTGCCCGCGTCTTCGCCGCCTCGACGTCGAGAAACCCGGTCGCTTCGAGCACCGGCGCCGAGCACAGATACTCGCCCTCGCGGCTGTAGACGTGGATCGGCGCATGCAGATCGTCGGGATCGAACCGCACCGTCACGCGCTCGCCGGCGATCAGCGACAGATGCTCCGACCAATAGCGATTGCCATGCAGCGTGATCGAACCGTTGTTGCGATCGGTCGGGCGATCGTCGGCGGTCAACTTCGACAGCCGCAGCTGCTCGGGCGTCGCCTTGCCGATCGGCGCGCGCGCATAGGATTCCTCGAAAACCTCATCGAGCGACCGCACGCCGCCGCCCATTTCGGTCCGCCGGCCTGTGCGCGCATTATGCACCGCCAGGCTCGCCTCCATCACGTCCAGGAATTTCGCCAGCGGCACCGCCGTCGCGCCGTAATTCTCGGGCTTCGCGTCCGGCTTGTTGCCCGTATAGGCGCCCGCGAACGCCGGATGCTTGGCGATGCTGTCGCAGAAATCGCGCCAGCACCGCTCGATCGGCTTCGACGATCCGCGATAGGGCAGCGCCCAATGGATCTTCACGCCCATCGACGTCAGCACGCCCAAAGGCTCTTCGTCCCTGATTTTGAACCGGAACCGCGACGTCGCGCCGCCGGTGATCCATTTCGAGGCGAACGCCCGACCATTGTCCATCAAACAGCCGGCCGGAATGCCATAGCGCTCGAACAGCCGCGCAAACGCGAGCCGCGTCTCGACCGCGCTCTCCGTCCGGCCGGTCGACTGCGCCAGGAATTTGCGAGAATAGACGTCCTGGATCCCGATCGAGATCGGCCGCGCGATCGTCCCGTCCGGCCAGCGCACGAAAACATCCCATTTGTGCCCGTCGATATTGACCAGCTCCATCGCGTGGAGATCGGCCACCGTCCGCTGCTGTGGCGGCAAGGTCCGGCGCAAAGCTTCCTTGCCCTTACGCATGGCGATCACGAGCCGCGGATCGACCTCGCGTTCGAATTTCCGCAGCAACGTCCGGCTGCAGGGCAGCACTTCGCCGCGCGCCGCCGCCGTCAGCTCCAGGCGCTCGTAACAGCTTGCCCAGGTCGGCTCCTCGGGCCGCATATAATCGGACTTGATCATCTGCCACGCCCAGTCGGCGACATCCGATTCGGCGCCGCCGCCGCCGCGCCGAGGAGCGAGGAACGGCAGTCGATTCGCCGGGGCGATCCCGTCGACCGCGCGACGCCAGTTCCAGATCGTCGCCGGCGAAACCTTGGCGCCCTCGGCGGCGAGCGCCACCGCCGCCGTCGCCGAAAGTCCGCCATCTTCGAGCGCCTCGACCTTCGCGATCACCGCCGCCCGCCGCGCCGCCTCGGCCTTGACCTTGTCCGATTGCGCCTCAAACCAGCCCCACCGCCCATTGTCCGCGAGCGCGTCGGCCGGCCGCAGCTGCGTCGCGACATCGGCCCCGCCGACCAGCCCGCGCTTGATCAGCTCCGCCCGCGCCGACGCCGGCAGCAAGGTGATGTGATATTCGAGCCCCCCACCGCGACCGCGCCGCGGCCGAGCCAGCGGCGACCCATCGGCGCCATGCTTCAACGCCCAGCATTCGTCAGACGCGCGCTCGTTCACCTTGCGCTTGACCTTCGACAGCCCCGGCAGCCCGAGGTCCGCCAGCTCCTGCGCCGTAAACCAGTCCTTTCCGCTCCCCGCGAACATCAGCGCCGGCCTCCCCGCAGGTCGGTGATCCGCAGCGCCGGCGCCGGCAGCGCGAGCTGCTCGGTCGCCTTCGTCCGGACACTCGATTTTGTCGGCACCGGCTTCCGCGCCTGCTGCGCCTCGTGCAGCTGGCTGATGATCCAGGACAGTGCGTCCGCATCGGTCACGTCCAGCTCGATCTTGACCGTCGTCGCCTTGCCGCGGTTCGACGCGCTGAAGCTCTTCACGCGCGCCTGGCCGTGCTGCCAGCTGATATGGCAATAATCACTCACGCGTGTTTCCTCCCCTGAGTAATCGGCGACACTTCTGGCGCGAGTTGTTTGCGGCGCTGCCGAAGCCGCGCGATTTCGCTGTCGATATGGCCAAGCTCGGCCGCCTTGATTTCGGAGCCCCACAGGATGTGACCGCCCAACCGGCGCACCGCGTCCTCGATCATTGCATGCTGATCGGTGACTGAGACGAACGCTATCGCCCGCGCGAAACTGATGTTGTGCGCGCCCCTCGCCGGCGCCGAATAGGCGTCGAGCATCTGCGGCGAGACGTCCTCGGCCATCGCGCTCGACAGCGCCGCCGCAATCTCCTCGCGTGAGCGCAGATCGTGCCGCAGCATGTTCGAAATCGCAGCCGAAACCTGCTGACCATAGCCCGCAAACGACGCCGGCCCGCGCGTCGGCGCAGGCACTGCGAACAAGTCGATCTGCCGCGGATCGGTCAAGGCCCGACGCTTGGTCACTTCTGCCCCTCTCCCCTCGGGGGAGAGGCCGGGTGAGGGTCAGTCGCCGCCCACCGCACACAAGCCGGCCAGCCGAGACGGATATCGGTCGCCGGCCCGCACGAGAATCGTGGCGCCAGCCGACACTTCCAGAATGTCTTGCGGCCGCCCGTCACGCCGTAGCGATTGGCGCAGCTCCGGCACGTCTCGCCGTCCGGCCCGGTGCCAGGCGCGGCCGCATAACCGCGCGCGACAACCTTGCCACGCTTCCGCACCTTCCCGATGCCGCCGACCATCGGGCCGTCGGCCATTGCCTGCAGCTTCTCGCCGATGGGGGACTTCGTCACGCCCGCCGCCCCCTGATCGAGCGGCGCGCACCCTGAGCCCGCAAATAGCGCGCATTTTCCAGCTGCTGCGCATGCAGCGCCGCGGCGACCGGCCGACCTTCCTCGGTCAGCTCCGGCAGCAGGTGACGATCGGCGACGGCGGTCCATTGCGGCACGATCTCGATCAGCCCGCGCAGGATCAGCCCGCGCTCGGTCCGCTTGTCGATATCGACAGGCAGCCCGCAATGCAGCGCGATCAGCGCCTGTTCCGCCGGGAAGGAGAGGCCGAACGCGCTCACAGGTCCATCCACCACTGATGAGCGGCCGGCCGCCGCGGTGACGCCGGCGCCGCCGCGCTGGCCTCGCCGCCGATCGCGCGACCGCACCGCGCGATCTCCGCGCGCGCCTCGATCGCGATCCGCTTGCGCGCCTCTTCCAGCGTGATGTTGTCGCAGAGCGCCCGCGCCATCTCGATGCGATGCTTCCGCATGCGGTCGGTCGGCGTCATTGGAACTGCTCCGCCGTGAACGCCCGCAAATCGACCAGCAGCACCGCGCCTTGATCGTCCGCGAGCAGCCACACCGCCCGCTCCGGCGGGCATTCCTCGCCGGCGGCGTCCCACCACTCGGTGATGATATGCACGCTACCGCACGCGCGGATCAGCTTCCGCTCTGCCACCTGCACGACGGTCACAGCCCCCTCTCCCCTTGGGGAGAGGCCGGCAGAGGGGGAGTCGCCGAGCGGCCGATGATCTCGTCGCGATCGAGCGCCACAGCCAGCGCGCGATCATGATCGGCCTGCCATTTCGCGCGCCAATCGACCGGCTCTTCTAGAGGCTGCGCGGCCGAAGCCTCCCGCCGCGCCAGTTCCTCGCGCAACGCAGTCGTCGAGAACATCGAGATGGTCCGCTCGTGCAGCCCGACCACCTCGATCCCGCGCGCGCGGTTCGGGGTCCGCCGCAACCGCCCCTGCTCGACCAGCGCGTCGAGCAGCACCGCCACCCGGCTCCGTGTCTTCAGGCCCATCGCCGCCTGGATTTCGCTGTAAGACGGCCCGAAGCCGCGCTCGGCGATGAACGCCGTTACGAAGTCCAAAGCCTGCTTTTGACGTGGCGTCACAGTCCAAACCTCCCACTATCGATGAGATCAACCGCGGCCGTGACGGCGTCCTGGTAGGACCGCACATGCCCCGCCGCCTGCGAGCGCAGGATCACCAGGCGCAGCTCCAGCGGCAGCGAAAGCCAATGATCCCTGCACATGAGGTGACCGCGCTGCGCGACCCGCTCGCCGCACGCGCTCGCCGCGCATTCCGGCGCGAGCATCGGCGCCAGCACCGCCGCCTGGCGCCGATACGCCGACCGGCTGATCGCCGCCTGACGGTCGCGCGCAGCCAGCTGCCGCGCCGAGGGACGAACGCTCATCCTCATGGCAGCACCCGCAGCGCGACGATCCACGGCGAGACCGCGACCGCCGTCCCGACGATCATCACCGCCCAGAAAACCAGCGCCTCGCGCAGCGTGCCCGGCCGGCCGTTCATGACCGCACCTGATGCGGATGATGTTGCCGGATCGCCGCGAGCAGCGCGGCCGACGCCGACGCGATATTGTCGCGGTTCGGCCCCTTGGTGTCGGCCGCGCCGCAATATTTCAGCTGCCGCCGCACCTGGTGAAGGGTGAACCCGGTCTCCGCCGCGATCGCGGAGACGCTGAGGCCCCGATCATAGGCGTCGAGGATCGCGTGCTGCATGGGCGACAGACCGCACACATGACTGGCGGGCCACCGGCTCATGCGACACCTTGGATGGTGTGGAGCATCTGCTGCAGCTTGCCGGCCGCATCGAGCAGCGCGTCATCGTCGGTCGGATCGCCATCGAGCAGCCCCGTGAGCACCGCGAAACCGGCATTGAGCGCGGCGAGCATCTCCGCCCGGTGCTGGCCGTGCCAAAACGAGGTTCCGGCCGGCAGCGGCAGCTGCTGCAGCGCCCCATGCCGCTCGCTCAGCGTCATGCGCTGAAACGTTCCGACAAACGTCGATAGGCGCTTGTCCTCGGGAGAGCTGACCAGCCGCGTCTTGTCGCGCACGAGCGCGACCGCTTCCGCGACCGATTTGACCGGCCCAACGCCGTTTGTGTGCGTCCGCCACGTCAGATATTCGACCGCCTCGGCCTGCTCGCGCGGATCGAGCTTGGCGAGCGCGCGCAGCTGGGTCGCGTTGTTGGCAACAGGATGACGATCGGCGCGGAGCTGCTCGATCAGCGACGGCGAAATGCGCCGGTACAGCAGCAGGTCGTTGCGCACCGTGCGCTCCGAAAGGCCGAGCTGCTCGCCCACCTTGGCGTCCAGGCCATATGCGTCGGCAATCGTTGCCGACGCATCGGCGGCATCGAGCGCCAGCGTCTTCTGCCAGCGCGCGTTCGCCGCGATCTGCTGCGCCGACGCTTCGGTATCGACGCCGCATTTCGCCTTCAGAAGGCTATGAATTTCGGCGATGAAGGCGGCGCGATCCATCGGATCGAGCGCCTTGCGCCACAGATTTTCCGAGACTTCGCGCATGCGCCGGTCGGCGCGATCCGAACTGACGATGATCGCCTTCAGATACTCGATGCCCTCGGCGCGCGCGCCTTCCAGCCGGTGACCGCCGGTGACCAGCGTCCAGTGCGGCCGGCCGGGCAGCCGGCACACTTCGATCGGCGTCCGCTGGCCCTCGCGCGCCATGATCGCGCCCAGCGCCGCCGACCAGACCGGATCGACCGGCCGCAGCCGGTCGCCCAGCTCGATATCAGTCACCCGGATCGAGACGATGGACTCGACGTCATTCGCTTCGAGCACGTCATTTGCAGGAGCCGTCGCCATCAGCAGGCCTCCCGTGCATGCGTGATGGTTTCGCGCAGACGGTCGGCCTGCGACTTGACGAGGTCGCGAAAGCCGGGGCGGACCGCTTTGCGCTCGCACATCACGTCGAGCATTGCGCAAAGCTCGATCGCAGCATCCCTGAGATCGCGGGTCGCGGTCCTATGCCACCGCACTTCGTCGAACAGGTCCGCCGCAATCGGGCTGAGATCGCGGAGCGAGGGCTTCAGCTCGACCATGTCTAGCGAGCCCCCGCATTTAGACGGTGCGCGGGTGCATGTGTGTTGTTACCATCCGCAACTGCGGATTCGTAAACACCAGGGAAGAGAGTTTCGACGGTATGGCCCAGCTCAGCAGCGACGATCTCCGCGGTGGGGCGGGCCGTCTTGCCCATCAGCACATCGGTGACCGATCGCTTGGCCAGTCCGCGCGTGCGTTCGAACGCCGCGAGCGATCCGAACCTCTTTCGGATCGCCGCCTTGATGTCTTCGGGGTGGATCGCAAACGTCGTTGTCATGCCGCAGGCCTGTAATTGTGTCCGCATCTGCATCGGATAAGTCCGCAAGTGCGGACAGTCAAGTCCGCAATGGCGGAATAGCCTTCTCGGATCGCCTTCAGCATGCGGCGGCGCAAAAAGGCTGGAATCAAACGCGGTTAGCGGAGGCGAGCGGCATCCCTCGCGCGCGCATCAACGATTACTGGAAGGGACCGAAAGAGCCGGCGTCGAACTATCTGTTCCCGATCGCCGAGGCTTTGTCCGTTTCTGCGGAATGGCTCGCTCTGGGCGGTCCATTCCCGACGACGCCGGCACCGGAGCCGCCACCCATCGTCCATACCAATTTGTCGGATGTCGCCGACCAGCTCGGCTTGATCAAGGTGGAGGAAATCGACCTGGCGCTGGGCATGGGTCTTACATTTCTCGACGAAGGGGCTGTGCAGGCCGTCGATCGCTGGATCCCCGTGGACTGGGTCAGGGCGCTGACGGACGCGCCGGCGAATTTCCTGACCATCGCCAAGCCGGTCGGCGACTCGATGTATCCGACGATCAACGACCGCGACATCGTCCTGATCGACCGCTCGCTCCGCCATATCGACCGCCAGGACGGCATCTGGGCGCTGGCCTATGGCGGTCTCGGCACGATCAAGCGCGTCCGCGCCATGCCGGACGGCTCGTTCAAACTCATGGGCGACAACCCGCATGTCCGCGAGGAAACGGCTCACGATGGCGAGATGTTCGTGATAGGCCGCGTGGCCGGCGTCATCCGGCGCACCTGATGAGGATCCTGCACATGAAGCTCGGGATATTCGCTGCCACCGTCGCCTTCGCCTTGGCCGCCTGCAGCGACGGACCGATTGACCAGGTCGCTGCCGCACCCGTCGCCACCGCGCCGCGTTACGCCGATAACGGCGCCGCCGCCCTGACCGCCCTGCGCGCCGAGAAGGCGATCAAGGATGTCGCCGTCGATCCAGCGGCGCCGGTCGAATGGACGATCGCCGTCGATGACGATGGCACCCGCCGCTATGGCTATGCCGAATATGTCTGCCTCGTTCTGAACGAGACGAAGGCGACGGACGCAACGACCGATGTCCGCATCGTCGACAGCACGAATGCCAGGTCCCTCGGCACGGTCCACTGCTCCGATTCGGCACGGCTGGACTGAACCCGCAAGACTCCTCTTGCCAAATCGTTCCTTATTTGTTCCAATGCATGGCATGGAACATCGAGTCGCCTTCGCCCTTCCTCCCGCCCGCGGCGTGCTGGCTGCCCTGATCAAGCGGCACGGTGAGGATTGTTCGTCGCTGTCGCGCCTGATCGGCCGCAGGCCCGACTATCTCGGCCGCTACATCCGCACCGGATCGCCCCGCCGCCTCCGCGACGAAGAACGAGAGACGCTGGCCCGCTATTTCCGGGTCGACGAAGCCGCGCTCGACGATCGCCCGAAAGGAGAAGCCCCCATGGCGCACCCGTCCCCCAACGCCGCCCGCTATCGCCCACCCGCCAAGCCCAGCTTCGCCGATTGGCTGCTCGCCCAGAAAGGCCGCGACGACGCCATCGGCCGCCTCGCCAAAGGCGCCGCCCAGGATCGCGCCTGGCCGCGCGGCGGCGACCTCGCAGCCGTCTGGCAAAGACTCAACCAGCTCGGCGCCGGCGCCGACGCCGAGGTCTGCGACGCCATGTCGGACGCCGAGATGGATTTCCTGTCCTACTGACATGGCCTTCTCAGGCTTCTGCCGCGGCGGCCCGTTCGATGGCCAGCATTTGACCGGCCACGATCAGACCGCCCGGATCGGCGAGCAGCCGGAGCACGAATACATCTTCGTCCGCACCGGCGCCGATGGACATTGGCGGTACGTCCCACCCCGCAAAGGGGTCCCACTTCCCCGCCGCCGCCGAGGTCGGGCATGATACCCACTCTCCCCCGCAGACCCGCAGAAATCCGCCACTTTCCGGAACTGGGACCCCACCGCCCGAACTGGGACCACCCGAGTCCCACTTCCCGCAGGCGCCCGCGGCCATCGCCGCCCGATCATCAGCCCCTCAAACGGCGGTAATCCGCCACTAAGCGCCCTCTAAGAGGGTCACGCCCCAATCGCCCCGATTCTAATTCAACCTGTCCGAGCACTGTCTAAATCGCCCCCGACTCTAGACAACGCCCCGATCCGCCGATTTTTGGAGAGCACCCCCGAGACCCGCGCAAAACCGCCATTCCGTCCCACACTGTCCCGCCCAATGCCGCCCTATCCCGCCCTCACGCCGACTCTAAAGTCACGTGTCCCCTCACAGTCGGCGCGGCGCGGCGGCGGGATTGGACGCGACGGACGCCAGATATCCATTGCCGCATCGCTTTGCCGAAGTCCGGTTCCTGCGCCTCGGCACGACGCTCTAAGCCGACGATCATGCGTTTGGCATATTCCCGATCATTGCCGGACCGGCGTCGCGCGCCGCGCGGCGCGTTGCTGCTGGCGCCGATGGTGCATGGCCCGGTGGTCATCGGGCTATTAACGTTGGCGACGACGCTGACGCGTAAGCTGGGACCCGAGCTGAAATCGTTCCGGCTGGTGCCGATCCCCCAGCGCAGGTCCCGGCGAAGCGAACTCCGCAAATCCGCGTCGAGCGCGAGAAGAAGGCGGCGGGCGGTGACGCCCCGCGACTACCTGGAGTCGCAGACTCCGCCTCCCGCGCCCGCATCGCCGCTGCTGAGAGAGAGAGAGAGAGAGAGAGAGAGAGAGAGAGAGAGAGAGAGAGAGAGAGTGTGTGTGTGTGTAATCGTGAGTAAGGACGTGTTTGCGGCGGCGGACATCGGCAAGCTGCCCGCGCCGCCACGGTGCCACCGCGGGCAAAAGACAGCGTCGCCGCCTATGGACCCGGCGAGCGGCCGGGAGGCGAGCGGCTCTATTATGCCGAATGGCATGTCGGGCCGACACGCGCGGAGCTGGCCCAATATCTGCAGGCCGCCCGCGCGAAACCGGGCTGGGGATGATCGCGTGCCGGACGGTGGAGAGTTATCACGTCAACGGGTGCGTCCAGCTCGGCGAATAGCCGCCGGGTTCGGCCTGTCGCGGGAGCTGCGTCAGGTGTCGTGGCAATTTAGGGGGCGGCCACCGCAGATCGGGGGCAAACTGCTGATTGGGGCGTGA